TTCGTTCCAAGTCCACGCACACTCCCTGCCACCAGAGCAACGCTTTGCTTGAGCCAATCGTCAATTTCTTTTTCTTGAATCTGCGTATCCACTCTTTCGCTTCGCAGTCCTTGAAGTGTTCTAATTCTGCTGGAGTCATTTATGGGCCATTCAAATTTCATGCTTTTCTCCGCAACTCAGCCATCTTCGCTAAAACTTCTAAAGATGGAGGAACTGCCTTCTTGTCATCAGCTTTAATTTTTAGTAAAACAGGGTCAGGCTCATTTGACGCTGGAACTGTGAGCCTTATGTTGTCAGCAGGATTTGGCTTAACAACCCAATCTGCTTTAAATGCTTGCCAACCACGAACAATACATTCCTCCAAGGCTTTCTCTAAAGTCCAACCAGCCTTGTTTGCTTCATTGGTTAATGCGTCAATGGCTCTTTGAGTTATCGGTGCTTTTTTTGCTTTTCTCAAAGATTTAAATTCTTGCCAAACAGAATCAGAAACACCGACAGGTGTTGCAACGATAGTTGCTGTATTCTTTATTGGTTTATGGTTAGTGGTTAATGGTTCTTGGTTAGGTGGAGCTTCGTCTACACTTTGTGCACGATTCGTGCGTTTTTCTCTACGCTTTGCTTCTCTTTCATCAGCGATTCGTTTGTTTGTGTCTGCATTTTTATGGTAGTGCAACAGCTCCTCAAGAATCCTATCTTGCACATAGCAGCCCTCTTTATCAAGAATAAAGAACCTGCTTAGAACAAACTTGACAGCTTCAACTTCAGCCTCAGTAGATGCCCAAGTCCATTCAAGTGCTTGTTCAAGTGTTGGGAATACTTCCCTGTCGTAGCACGAATCAATAAGAAGCGTGTACGCTCCGTGTTGAAGCATTGTCAAACGACCTGCTTTCTTGGCATAGTCGCCAAGATTACGCTTGTAATAGTGCATAAATCCGCCTTTTAAACACCCCTAAAAAGAAACTGCGGCAGGAGAGGGGATAACTCTTTTCGGTCGGGAGATCAAGCCCAACCTAGCCGTGTTTCAAAACATTGTATCAAATAAATTGATTGTTGGTAATTTCTTTTTTGACTGGTCTACCAAGCAATCGTTTAGCTTGTGCGTTCATCACCGCATACTCTGATTTGCTAAAGATGCCTCTGGCATTGCGAATGTCAAAAGGGTTCAGCAAGCAGCGAGTTTCGTCTTTTGGTCTGTTCTCAATCAAGTGGTCAGCAAGGGTGTACTTAGCCACTCTGTAGCGACCAACCTGAACCTCCTCAGTTGTTAGATCACCTTTGTAGCGCAGCTTTTTAGCTGTGGACAGCACAGATGATTTGGGCATCCCTGTTAAGTCACAGACTTCTTGTGAAGTAAGTGGGCCATTTTGGAGGGCTTTAATTATTGCTTCTTGTGTCATTTAAACCATTCTGGTCTGAGTTCTTTGAGTTGGTATAGGCGTAACGCAGGGATTGTCTTCCAATGGTTGACTGCTGCCCTTGTTATGCCAAAGATTCTAGCAAGCTCACTCTGTGAGCCAGCAAGTGTGATAGCTTTTTTAATGTCCATCCCCTAGTATAGCAAAGTTTACACAATAAACAATTAGGACAAACCCTTAGAAAAATAAACAACATTAGGGAAAGTACCTAGAAAATAGTTGTTGACTTGTCTGTTTAGTTTGATATACTTACATCAGCCCATAACAAAACGTAGGTGGGTAATTAAGAAAGAAGCAAATGAAAGTTTATACATCAGAAGTTAAACGCAGCCCTTGGGCACAACAAGTCAGAGTTAGCAGAACTCGTAATGGTCGTTGGGTAATTGATAGAAACAACGCTTTATCAGAATTACCAGCTAACACATTTACTTGTTGGGAACACGCTGAGTGGACAGGCAACGCTTGGGCCAATGAAGAATATCTACAGTCTTTAGCAGAGTCAGAATAAATCAATAGGGGGCTTAGTCCCCCACATTTAAGGAAATCAAAATGAACTTCGAGAAAATCATGGATTACGTTACAGCAATATCAATCGGTGTTGGCATGGCAGTTTTACTGGTTGCATGGTGGTCAACATGATTGATGCAGCTTTTCCATTTGTCGCAAAAGATAAAACTGGAATGATAATAAACTCTGGCATGACGTTGCGAGACTACTTTGCAGCCAAGGCAATGGTGGCATTTATTGACAAAGATGAATGGCAGTCAACTGTAGGAGATGTTTCAGAAAATGTTGCATTTAACTCTTACGCAATGGCAGACGCAATGCTGAAAGAGAGACAAGAATGAACACACGATTCCTAACTCACGTTCGTAAGATATTTGCCACCTACGATGCCCCTCCAGAGGTCATTAGAGGCTACCAAAAGCAATGGGTGAAGTCAGTACGCCAGTTAGGTGACAAGTGGCTTGTAGCAAAGCCTATTGAAAGAATCCTATGACAAGAGAAGACGCAATTAAAGACTTACAAGGTGAGTACTGCTGCTACTGTACTAACCCTAAAACCTACGGCTCATGCTGTGGAGAAAACCATTTCGTACCTTTTGAGGATTTATACGAAGACGACAAAGAAGCAATGATTGAAGAATATTTAAGTGAAGGAAATTCAAATGGTACATAAGAAGTTAATGCAAGCACGAATCATGTTGCAAAACGCACCTCTCAAGAAGTCAGGCCACAATAAGTTTGCGGGATATTCCTACTTCGAGTTGGGTGACTTTATCCCCACGATCAATTCAATCTTTAATGAAGTTGGTCTTTGTGGCGTAGTCTCTTACGATTCAGAGATAGCAAGCCTGACGATCACAGATATAGACGATGGAACAAACATCATCATTACCTCACCAATGGCTGATGCTAACCTCAAGGGCTGCCATCCTATTCAGAACCTTGGCGCAGTAGAAACTTACACCAGACGCTACCTCTGGGTTACAGCGATGGAGATCGTTGAGCATGACGCTCTGGATTCCTCTGCGCCAATCAAAGAGGTAATCATCACACCTACACAGGGTGCAATGGACAACATCCCAGAGGATGAACAGATTTATCTCAGAGAGTTAGCAATGGACTTAATTGCTCTATGTGATAAAGAAGAACCTAAGACAGCTTGGGTGAAGTTGGAAGCAGAGAACCTAGACGATCAACAAAAGATCGCCCTCTGGACTTTGCTTCCTAGTAAAGTAAGAAGTGCATTAAAGAAAGCGAAAGAGTAATGGAATACGACAACAACAATCGAGGCTCGTTGTTTAAGAACGATCGAAAAGACGATGCTAAATTTCCTGATTACAAGGGCAGCATTAATGTAGATGGGACTGACTACTGGCTATCTGCTTGGATTAAGATCAGTAAGGATGGAAACAAGTTTATGTCTCTGTCTGTCAAGAACAAAAACGCAGACGCTTCTTTGCAACCTAAGAAAAAGGTTAAAGAGGAATTTGACGATTTAGATATGCCATTTTAAGTTAACGGGGGGAAAGCGGATGCCTTGCGGTAATTCTGCCGGACGAACTTGGACGCAGCGAGTACCCCCTCCTAAAGGAGAAAATAATGAGATTTAATGGTGCAGACTACAATCCAGAAAGAGACAACGCAAGACTAACTGGACAGATATTGAGAGTTTTTGATGTTGTAAATGACAACAATTGGTACACATTAAAACAAATATCTGAAAAAACTGGAGACCCAGAAGCAAGCATAAGCGCTCAATTAAGGCATCTTAGAAAACCTAGATTTGGCGGTTATTCTGTTGAAAGAGAATATATCAACAATGGTTTATACAAGTATCGAGTATTGCCAAAAGAAACAAAGGAACTTTTATGTCATACGCAGATGTAGAACTACAAATTATTAGATGGTCAGAACAAAGACGCATTATTCCCAACAGTACACCAGAGACTCAGCTTCTTAAAGCTATGTCAGAGATGGGTGAGTTAGCTGATGCAACGATTAAGAATGATCGTGAAGCTATTGAGGATGCAATAGGCGATGTAATGGTCTGCCTAGTCAACTACTGCGCTCTACAAGACTTAAATCTGGTAGACTGCATGGAAGTTGCATACGATCAGATTAAGAATCGGAAAGGCACACTATTGCCTAACGGATTGTTTGTTCGTGAACCTACTTAGCCAGTAAGTAAAGACCCACATTCGAGAAGGCATAACCTGCATACACAATAGCCATGTGTGGGTTATCTTTCCATAGCTGCTCAC